ATGCGGTACACTATTGAAACACGTTCACCGTTCCTTGCACCATCGATCTGTAAGCATGCAATGAATACACCATATGTAGAACGTAATGGCGAAAAGAAAGTACTGAAGCAAACGTTTGCCGATATCGTTCCGCCAGAAATCCTAAATCGTGATAAACATCCATTAAAGACAAATGCTATTCGTACTAATCCAATGGATTATAGGGTTGCGATGGATCGACTATTCCGTTCAATGGGGTATACAATTGTCTAGAGCTGTGATACTATTACTATTATTGGCTGGATGTGCAGCTGAAAGAGAAGAATTCGAGAAAAGCCCGATTGGCTTTGGCGGTATGGTAGCAGTGTTTGCTGTAGCATTAGGAGGAGTAATCACAGGTGGATATCAATAAGTGGAATAAGCGTTATCTTGATATGGCCTATCTTGTCGCGTCTTGGTCGAAAGATCCGTCGAGTAAGATCGGTGCGGTTGCTGTTAGTCCAAAGGGACAAGTGCTGAGTACCGGCTATAACGGATTTCCTCGAAACATCGAAGATAGTTATGACCGATTGCACGACCGAGAGCTGAAGTATAAGTATATTGTCCACGCCGAAATGAATGCAATTTACAATGCAACTTATAACGGTGTATCTCTAGATGGATCAACTTTGTACGTATCAGGCCTTCCTTGCTGTAATCAATGCGCACTTGGTATTATCCAGGTAGGTATTAAGCGTGTGGTTATGGAAGGCGACGTGACAAACGATCGTTGGGCAGAATCATGGGCACTAACAAAGCAACTGTTTGAAGAAGCAGGCGTCGAGTGGGAATTCTTTAATGATTAAGATTGGTATTGTTGGTCATGGTTTTGTAGGTAAAGCTGTAGACTATGGCTTTACCCATCGTGATGTAGAGAAACATATCATCGATCCAAAATATAATACTATGATCGATCGTTTGCCTCGAGATTGCGATGTAGTGTTTGTCTGTGTACCAACACCAATGAATGATAATGCTGCTACACTGAAGGCAGTAGTTAGCGAACTGCATAATCATTTTGCTTATAAGAACTGCTTGATTGTAATCAAATCAACTATTACACCGGATGTAATCAAAGACTTCTCCTATTCAGGTGTGGTATATAATCCAGAGTTCCTAGCAGAAAAGAATGCTATGCACGACTTTGTAAATCCGCAGTTCCACGTGTTTGGCGGCGCTACCGATGATACACATTATCTTGAAAAGGTTTACAACGCCTATAGCCTATGCACCCCGTGTCATGTTTTCCATGTAACACATATAGATGCTAGCTTTATTAAATATGGTATCAATACGTTCCTTGCTACTAAGGTTACATTCTTTAATCAGTTATATGATTGTGTAGATAAAGAATCAAGAGCTAACTTTGCATCTATTATCTCTGCAATCGGATCTGACGAACGCATTGGTTCATCCCATACTAAAGTTCCTGGCTTCGATGGTAAGAAAGGTTTCGGTGGTGCATGCTTTCCAAAGGACTGTAATGCCTTGACTAAATACGATAACTCCTTGACTTTGTTAGGTGAAGTTATCAGGATTAATAACGAATATAGATCACAATACGAATTAGATGAAAGAGAGAAAGAACAACATGTCAATTATGGATAAACTGAAAAAGAACTCCAAGCTGAAAGCAACCGAGGTGCTTTCGGAGTCAAAGTTCTTTAATGAAAAAGATATGGTAACGACTGACGTGCCGATGGTAAACGTAGCTCTGTCTGGTTCGATCGATGGTGGCCTTGCACCAGGTCTTACAGTTCTCGCTGGTCCATCCAAGCACTTTAAGACGTCATTCGCATTGCTTATGGCAGCTGCATACATGAACAAGTACCCTGAATCAGTTATGCTTTTCTATGATTCGGAATTCGGTTCGCCTGCTTCCTACTTTAAACAGTTCGGTATTGACACTAATCGTGTCCTTCACACGCCGATTACGAACGTAGAAGAACTGAAGTTCGATATGATTAACCAGCTTGAAGCCTTGAGCCGCGATGATAAGGTTATCGTTGTTATCGACTCTATTGGTAACCTTGCTTCGAAGAAAGAGATGGAAGATGCACTGAACGAGAAATCAGTTGCTGATATGTCTCGCGCGAAGGCATTGAAAGGTTTGTTCCGTATGGCAACGCCTTATCTTGCGATGAAAGACATCCCAATGATTGCGGTTAACCATACCTATCAGGAGATGGGTTTGTTCCCGAAAGCAATCGTGTCTGGTGGTACTGGCATCTATTACTCTGCAGATAACATCTGGATCCTCGGTCGTCAGCAGGAAAAGAAAGGCACCGAGATTGTTGGCTACAACTTTGTTATTAACGTAGAGAAATCTCGTTACGTCAAAGAGAAGTCTAAGATTCCGATTACCGTTAACTGGGAAGGTGGCGTACAGAAATACTCTGGTCTGACCGAAGTCGGCAAAGCTGGCGGGTACGTGCGTAATCCTTCTATGGGTTGGTATGAAGGGTTTAATCCAAAGACTGGCGAAGTACTATCTGGTAAGGTTCGCCTTGATGCTACCCTTACGAAAGAATTCTGGGATCCGATCTTTAGTCGTACAGACTTTAAGGAATTCATCCAAAAGCAATATAGCATTGGTCATGAGTCTCTTGTAAGCATGGATGCTATTGTAGAGGTAGAAGATGAAGAGTCTTGAGGAGAACATTGACTATGAAATGATTCCCGGCGAAGGTGAGAACTGGGATATCCGGATCCTTACCGGAGAATTCACAGAGACTGTGATTAACTTTAAACAGCTCCAAGTCTCTGAGGATGGTGAGCATCTTACTTTTAATTTCAATATTATTTCTACTCCAGATGAAGATTTGGATGCAGAGACAAATACTGATTTACAGAATACTGCAGCTATGGTACTATCAAACATACTGGAGAATTCTGTTACGAGGGAAAATAATAAAAGTGATTAATGCGAATATTGAACAGACTGTTCTGCGTAATCTGCTAACGAATGAAGGGTATATGCGTCGAGTGTTGCCCTTCATTCGCCCAGAATACTTCGATGGGGTATACCAGCAGATGTTTCGTGAGGTAGCGAAGTTTGTTGCAAAGTACAATAAGCTACCGAATGCAGAAACATTTAAGATTGAAATCGACGAATCCAATGGGTTCAGTGATGAACAGTATCGTCATGCAGTAGAAATCTTACCTGAAATCTTTAAGAAGGATGAAGCTGACGAAGCATGGCTTTATAATCGTACAGAGAAATGGTGTCAGGATCGTGCACTGTTCAATGCGATTATGGAATCAATCTCAGTCATTGATGGTAAGCACCAGAAGCTTACGAAGGATGCATTGCCTGATCTGCTACAGAAGGCATTGGCAGTTACCTTTGATACGAACATCGGCCACGACTATTTGGAGAATGTACTTGAAAGATACGCGTTCTATCATGAGCAAGAGGAAAGAATCCCCTTCGACATCGAGCTCCTTAACACCATCACAAAGGGAGGACTTCCTAATAAAACTCTCAACATCGTTCTGGCTGGCACAGGTGTTGGGAAGTCTCTTTTTATGTGTCATCTTGCTGCTAGTGCTCTTAACCTAGGTAAGAACGTTCTATACATCACCATGGAAATGAGTGAAGAACGTATTGCTGAACGTATTGACGCTAACTTGCTTGATATCCCGATTGACCAGATCGAGAACATGAGCAAAGAGATGTTTGCTAATGCTGTAAATAAGCTGAAGACAAAGACCAACGGTAAACTGATCATTAAGGAATATCCTACCGGTCAGGCAAATGCTAACCACTTCCGATCACTATTGAACGAATTGAAGCTAAAAAAGGGTTTCATTCCTCAGATGATTATGATAGACTATCTCAATATCTGCTCGTCCTCGCGTATGAAAATGGGTGGAGCGGTAAATAGCTATGCATACATTAAAGCAATCGCAGAGGAGCTTCGCGGACTTGCAGTCGAATTCAACCTACCGATTATCTCTGCAACGCAGACAACACGTACTGGTTACAGTAGCTCGGATCCTGGGCTTGAAGATACGTCCGAGTCTTTTGGACTACCCGCTACCGCCGACCTGATGTTTGCAATGGTCTCCAACGAAGAATTGGAGGCGCAAGGTCAGATCATGGTTAAACAACTCAAGAACCGTTACAACGACCCCAACAAGAATAAGCGTTTCATTGTTGGGATAGATAGATCTAAGATGAGGCTATTCGATGCTGATTCTACTGATCATAATCTAGTAGATGATACACCAGTCTTCGATAAGACCGATATCAATAACGCTGAAAAAGAAAAATTTGCTGACTTTAAATTCTAGGAGAATATATCATGGCTAAAGGTAAAAAATCAAGTGGCGTCACCAAGACTTCAAAGGGTGAGCGTCGTAGCTCTATGTCTACCGCTGGCATCGGTGTGACTGATGGTGATAAGATGCTGAACAAAATGGCAGCTGTGAAGAATGGTAAGGACATTGTTATTACCATCGAGAATCCAAATAAGAATGAAACCAATAAGCGTTTCATTAAGTATAAGGTCAATGGCCGTGCATATCAGAAGTATCTGCAAGGTGGTGCTGAGATGAAAGGAGCGCGTAATCCGCTTCTGGCTATCGGAGAGTAATATGAAGTATTACGAACCAAAAGCTTACCTTGTAGTCCAACCAGCACCCGCCGCTGAATTCGAGGATGATTTTCATAATGCGCTTGAGCTTATTGCCTACTGTGCCAGAGTATCTAACCCAGCTAACCAGTTCAACACCGAAACCGGAGAAAAACTTATCCGGCGACTCATTGAATGGAAACACTGGTCCCCGCTCGAGATGGCAAGTGCCACTATC